ATAAAAACGCTGAAATAGCGTACTGTAGGGCGGTTGAAGCTGGTTAGGTGCTTCAATCGCCTTTTTGTTTTAATATGGTTATACATGATTTTTTATGAGTAATATGCTTGCTTGCGCACTAAAAAATAATATCTTTGCAAAGTGATGCGCACTAAGCGCGCACTAATAATACATGTTGCTATGGCTACATTTAAAGCGTGCGTTAAGTATAAAAGAAGTGATGGATTGTACACAGTGTATATCAAGGTTGTACATAATAGAAAAAATGGGTATATCAAAACAGATAAAATATCTGATTCACCGGATGTGAATGGTGTTTTTAAGGATGTAAACGTTAATAGATACTGTGCAAATGTAATTGCTGGGTATGCGGAAAAAATAAATAAGGTTGATTCTAAAAATTGGACTATTCAAGAGGTCATTGCTTACCTTAATTCCATTGACGAAGATGTATGTTTTAGTGAGTATGCCAAGAAGTTTACAGATGCTATGTATAATCACGGGCAGGAGAGAAATGCAAAGAACTATTATTTGGCAATAGGTAATTTGGAAAGATTCATTGGTACAAATAGAGTAATGTTTTCTCAGCTTACAAGAAAGGTTTTGGAGCAATGGATTGAATCGTTATCGAGTACGGCTAGGGCAAAAGAAATGTATCCAATATGTATAAGGCAGGTCTTTCGAAAAGCTATGCTTGATTTGAATGACGAGGATCGAGATATAATTCGAATCAAAAGTAATCCATTTCTCCGTATTAAAATCCCTGAAGCGGATATGCCGGAAAAGAAATCGGTAAGTGTGGATGTATTAAGAGCGTTCATGAAAGCAGATCTTCCTCCAACTAAAATGATGGTTCAATCTGAAGAGATTGGGCAGGATGTGGCTTCTCTCATTCTTTTTCTAGGCGGTATTAGCACTGCTGATTTATTCTGCTTGAAGGAAGAAATGTGTGATGATGATACCATCAGATATAATAGATGTAAAACAAGAAATTCCCGGCGGGATAATGCATATTGTGAGTTGCCTATTCCAGAATGTATCAGACATCTTATCAGGAAGTATAGAGCAAAGGAAGGAAGTGGATATTATTTTAACTTCTATGAGAAATATAGTACGTTGGATAGTTTTAACGCTGGCATCAATGCCGGTATATCTAGACTATGTAAATACCATAAGATGGGGAAAATGAGTTCATATACCTTCCGGCATTCGTTCGCTACTATTTGTAGAAATGAGCTAGGGTATACTGATGATGATGTTGCTTTTGCTATGAATCATTCTTCAGGGCATAGAATAACAAAAGGGTATATCCGTGAAGATTGGTATAGAACTACCCGGATGTGTGAAGCGTTGTATGAGTATATTGTAAATGGTGTTAAGATCAATAATGAGCAAGAGAAAATTTTGGAAACAGATGAACCGAAGTCTTACAGAATCGTATCTTCTTATAAATCTTTGATATATGGTACTCTCTATTTTAATAAAAGAAAGATTGGTGAAATTGCAGATGTAGGGTTTAACAACATTAAGGATGTGATGGAGAGGATGAATCAATTCCTTCCTGAGGATATCCCGGAAATGGCAAGAGTGGATGTTAAGATAGAGAATGCCGATACTGGAGAAATGAGAATTTACAATCGGATGGTAAGAGGTGGAAAAATCTGTGTAAATGACCATTAAAGTAAACGATGAAGGCAGCTTATTGGCTGCCTTTTTCATCTTCTGCTGCCAGCTTCTTAAATCTGTCTTCGAAAGAACTTTGTGCTCTCTCGGAAGTGTCTATGTTAACGCTGGACAGGGCGGGTACGACAAACTTGCTTATATCAATTAACAGTTTCAATCTCATTTCCGGTTTATCGATAGAATTAAGATCTTCTTGCATTTTCTCGATATTATCCTCCAGTAGTTTGGCGTATGCCATTCTAATCATCTGAGTAGATTTATTAATAGATCCTTTCGGGCGACCGTTCGGATTTCCCGTCTTTCCTTTTGGCTGTGGCATATTTCGTAAATGTAAACTACAATCATATACATTAGATTGCAGTAGGTTAATACTTAGAATTATCGTACAAAGTAAATCAGATACTTTCGTACAGTAATTCTAAGTATTAATCATAAATATGTATATATGTTAGGAGCAATTGTCGGAGGAGCTTTAAAGGTTGGTGGTGCTATAGCCGGTGGTATCATGGGAGCAAAATCGGCACGTAAACAGGCACGCATGATTGCGGATGAGAAAAATAAGAACCAGGCGTGGTTTGACAGGAGATATAACGAAGATAGTACCCAACGTGCGGAGGCTCAGGCCGCTATAACGAAGATGCGTGAGGCGATGAAGGATCGTACTGCCGCTGCTGCCGGAACGTCTGCCGTAATGGGAGGAACTGAAGAGAGCATGGCTATCGAAAAAGAAGCGCAGAATAAAGCTCTTGCTGAAACTATGAGTAATATAGCAATTAATGGAGAAGCTAGGAAGGATGCTATTGAAGCACAGTACCAAGCTCGGGATGCTCAATTGTTCGATGCTCAATTGGGTAACGAACAGCAGAAAGCTAATAATATTGCTGGTGCTATTGGTGGAATGTCTTCTGCCGGTTCTGGAATAATGAATGGAATATTACCAAACAAATAATTATGGGACCGATACAATCTATGATATTGGGTGAACCTGATAAGGATAAATCAATTGCAGCTCCTCCAGAAGCACAACCTGTGGTTAAACCATCCGTTGATCATGTGCCTAATAAACAGGAAACAATTGAACATTCATCTAATGTGGCTTCATTACAAGGTCATGAGCAGGGTGGTGTGGAACAAGTAGCTCCAAAACCTGAGATGGAGCATCCGACTAAACAATATAATAGCCTTGGAGATGTGACGGATGCTATGTATAAAAGCCGTATGCCTACCGAAGAAGAGTTGGCGAAAGAAAGGAAGCGTGAGAAGTCAAGACAGATTATATCTGCTATTGCCGATGGCGTTTCTGCTATTTCCAATTTGTATTTCACCGGAAAGGGGGCGAAGAATGTGGAGCAGACATCTATGAGTGCTGCGAATACTAAACGTTATCAAGAAATACTTGATAGACGCAGGAAGATGCAAGAAAAGTGGGATGACGCTAGACTGACGGCTTATGATAGGGACCGCGGTTTCAATTATCAGAAAGATCGGGATGATGTAAATTGGAAGAGGTCGGGAGAATGGCATAAGGAGCAAGTAACGACAGATAATGAGCGTTATAAAGATGCTAAGGAAAGGAATAAGGCACGTGATGAGTTCAATATGGCTGATAGTGATCGAAATTACGAATTACGTAAAGATGCACAAAATAATGCTACTTCTCTTGAATGGGCTAACCATGAATTGCGTAAGAAAGCTCAGGAAGATGCGACTAAAATACAAGAAGAACGTATTAAAGCAATGGGGGGAAAAATATCAAGGGGAAAGCGTATAGGATTTTCTGATGGTTCAGGGAATGATGTTGGTATCTATGAGAATGTATGGAAGGGGTCAATGCAGCAGGTATTCGATGTTTTATCTAAAGATTTTAGACCTGATAAAATATCAGAATCGATGTGGAAAAGAAAGGTTTCTGAAATGACTTCACGGGAAAAAGAGGATTTTGTGAAGCAGAATTGGACAAAGAGTCCGCGCGCTTCAGCAATAATGAAAGCTCTAAGTGAGATTGATCCAGTAGAAATAAAGGTTGATAATACAGAAGAAGACCCATATGCTAAATATGAGTCTAATGATGATCCTTATGCCAAATATGCGGAATAAAATAAAAATATGAAACTATGCCAATATATCAAAGAAACGGTAAAACGTATAATATACCTGACAACGAAGTAGAGGGATTTGAAAAGACTTATCCTGACGCTACGCAAAAATATGTTGCTAATGGGCGAAATTACAATATACCAGTGTCGGAGAGAAGTGGATTTCTTTTTGCTTACAAGGATGCTACTCCTTTTGATAAAGCACCAAGTGAAACTTCTGAAGTCAAGTCTGATCCTCCTGTTTCTGTTGATTCTTCTCACGTTCAACAGATGGATAGCGTAAGAGACTTTAAACCGATTATTCAAGAGAAACCAGATACAGACTTTTATTTAAAGGAGGTGATGGATGGTCCGACGGATAGTGAGCGAAGGGAGCAGGAAAAGAAGCGGATTGAAGAACAGATTGCTCAACAGAAACTAGCTACTGATAAAGGACTGAAAAAAGCGTATCAGGAGCATTCAAAAAAGGAAAAGGAGGAAGATGATCAAAAAGGTTGGTTTCGAAAGATTGTAGAGGGCGTTTCTGAGGCTGGTAGAGATGTTCATCGTGGATTCCCTTTATCTCCCATACATACGGATGAAAAGATAAAGAATTTGCATTCTGCCTCTGAATCTGTTAGTCAGGCCGAAGAACTAATGAATGAGGCAAAGCATAAAGATGAAACGGGAATAATCGCTGGTGTTAGCGGGTTTGGACGTGGATTTTGGAATAAGTTGTCGAAGTTGAGTACGTGGGATATGGGAATGCTTGATATGTCGAAGTCTACTTCGATATTGAATGCTGTGCATAAGTATAACGAGAATCAGCCTCTAACAAATGAGGAAGAGACTCTTCTTGATGCCGTGGCACTGGAAGCTGCAGCTAACGGAGAGTTTTCCAGAGACTTGGGGAGAGGGTATAAAGCGGGATCAACTACGGCTGAATCTTTACCTTTTATGGCTGAATTTATGGTTAATCCTGCTACGGGTACTGGACAATCGGTGGGTAAGGCAGCGGCTAAAAGGATTATATCTGATTTCGGTAAAGAGGCGGCTAAAAGTACGATTGGGAGGATTGCGCGTAATTCGGCACGTGTGGCTGGGGATATTGCCGGTGCCGGGATAATGACTGGGACGACTGGAGCGATGAGGACTGTTGCGGATGCTGTTGATAGAACGATTGGCGAGGTGAAACCTGTTGTTGACAGTGATGGATATTACCGTTTTGAGGGGACTGAAGGAGGAGATGATCCGCTGGAAGCATTGGTAAAGGCATACGGAGCTAGTACGATTGAGAATTTTTCTGAAATGTTTGGTGATTATCTTGCTCCTATTGGTAGTTTCATCGGAAGTAACGTGGGGAAGGGAATGAGTAAGATCGGTTTGGGAAAGGTCAATAAGATAATTGGAGATATAAAATCAAGTGATATCGCAAGAGCTATTAATAACTTTCAGACTAAAACGAAATGGAACGGAACGATTGGAGAGTACTTGGAGGAACAGGCAGGAATGGCGATGAATGCGTTAACAGTCGGAGATAATGAGTTATCTGATATGATTGATCCTGACACTCAGATAGATACATTCCTCGGCGTTTCTGCGCTTGGTGGTTTCTTTTCCAGTATAAAGACATTCGGATACGCGATAGAAAAACATAATGCTAAAAAGAAACTGAATGAAGCTGATCATTTTGCTGCAGGCCCGGATGCTGTAGGTGCCAAGGATTGGATGGATCTTAAAGGGCAAATTGATCAGGCGGATGATTCAGAATTGATTTCAATTCTTTCAGGGGTGATGTCTGATACAAATATAAGTGATGAAGGTAAGCAGGCGGCTTTGGTTTATGCTGGGAGACTGAAGGCCTATCATGGAGCTAGTTTGGCTGACTTGAAGAGAAAGGTAGAGGATGATACTCCTGATGAGTTGGTTCAGTCTCAGATGAATTTTGATGAAGGCTATAAATTAGCTGAGGCGGATAAGGAAGAAAAAAGAAAGGCTCTCAAAGAACTCAATAATGTTGAATCAAAACTTGACGATGAGTTTTTATCTGCTGACGATGATGGTCGATATGAATTATTGAGACAGCGTGCAGACGCTGGAGAAAATGTGTCGAATGAGTTAGTTTATATCAATGCGGAGTCGAGGTTTAACGGAATGATTACAGGTATTCGTGATGCGATAGATGAGAAGGTTGCTACATCTAACCAATATATCACGAATCTTACTCATCAAGATGGAAATGTCTATGACGTGACTCTTACCGTAGATGAGAAGAAGCATGTGTTCCCTATTAACGGGAAGATCGTTGTTGATGAGAATGGGATAGTGGATAGGAAGAGATCTGATAGCCGTTTTGTTGTCCGCGATGATACAGGAAAGATTGAGATGCGTTCTGTTGATGATTTGTATAGATTGGAATCGTCTAACAATGCTGATGCATTGAAAGATATTACTGCACAAAGTATACGTGAACAAGAATCGGCAAGGTATGCTGAAGAGATCGAAACTCCTGGAGCGGAGGAGAAAGCGGAGGAGGTTGCATCTATTCAACCTGGGGATGTTGTTTCTCTTGATATGCAAGGTATCAAGGCTACTGCCACTGTACAATCAAAAAGTGATGGCTCTACTATATTGCAATTTGATGAGCCTATTGAATATAATGGGAAAAAGTCACAAATCATCGAACTGTCTGATGAACAAGTGCAATCTATCATTATTCCTGATGATACAAATTCTGATGCTTTGGCAGGAGACGACGTTGTAAATGATGAGATAGTGCCGGATGAACAAAGCAATGTGTTAGATAATGAGGGAAAACAACCTGCCGAAGAAATAGATGTTGTTCCTATTGAGGAAACTGCTATTGAAGGTATTCCTGCTCAGGAACAGGTGGTTGATCCTGCCGCTACAGAAACGGAATCTGCTGAAGAGAATCAGGTGGTATCTATCCCGGTTGATAAGAAAGGGAATAAGGTTTATCATAAAGTTCCTGTGGAAGTATCCTTGGGAGATATGCGTGCTTATGGTCTTGATAATGCGGAAACGGATGAGTTTGTGAACTCACAGAAGGTTGAGGCCGCTAAAAGGGTTGAGAAGCTTCAAAAGGGAAAACCGAAAGTGGGTACTAATCTTGAGAAGTACCAAATGGATAAGAAAGCATGGACCGATGAGATGGCGGATGCACAAGCACAGAATGACTATTGGAATGAAATGGAAGCTCAGATACAAGCTACCCGTGAACAGCCGGGAGATGTGGCAGCTGAGGGAATAAAATCTATGGGAGAACCTTTGAATGGTGGAGAATTGGCAGCTGTAATGCTTGGTAACGGGAAACTTCCTCTTTTATATGGTGATTATAAGCGTGAAACTGGTTTTAGTAATACAGATGCCCGTGGTATGTTTGGGATGTTTGCTTCCAAAGAAAATGGTGGTATGACTATTGAGCAAGCTGGAGAACAATTGATGCTTGCGGACTTGGAGAATGGTACTAACTTCTTTGATCAGAATGATCCGAATGCTGGACGTAATGCAATCATTGAGGTGTTGTCATCTGCTCGTACCAAGGGGGATTTAGTCAACTACATCAATAAAGGACGGGAGGCTATGGCTGAACGCGAACGCCAAGCGGAATACGAAGCGTATGAGCGTTGGTGTGATGAGTCTTTCCACATGTCACCCGAGGATTACGAGACATATGAAGAACAGATTATTCCTTCTGTTGGGGAACGTTATAAAGACTTTGATGCAGATGAATTTTATGGTAGATTTGTAGAAGAATTAAATAAAGAAGATAATGACACCGAAAGAAAAAACAGAGGAACTGCTGAAAGCGATGCAGTTCTGCAAGGAGAAGAAGTTGCTTCGTCCGGGCGAACTGGAACAGGCGAAGACGAAAGAGGAGATGTACAAGCTGGCTTGCAAGGCAGTATTGAGGATGGAACTACATCAGAAAACATATCCGGAAGAGACGTAGAAGAAGAGAAAACAATATTTGCGACTCCTGAACACGTAGAAGGTGAATCTATTTTTGAATATGCTGAACGTGTGAATGACGCACATATTTTGCATGAAGAAGAACAAAAGGTAGATACTAATCCTACGGAAGCACAGAAGGAAGCCGGAAATTACAAGAAGGGTCATATAAAGGTTGATGGATTCGATATTACTATTGAAAATCCAAAAGGTAGTGAGCGCAGCGGCTTAGATGCTGCCGGCAAGTCATGGAGCGTCAAGATGAATAACACTTATGGCTATATTCGGGGTACTGAAGGTGTGGATGGTGATCATATTGATATATTCCTCGGAGATACAGGTGATGGGGTGTATGTTGTGGACCAGGTTAAAGATGATGGTTCTTTCGACGAGCATAAGGTTATGTATGGATTCGACTCTATGGATGAGGCGAAAGAAGCGTATCTTTCCAATTATTCTCCAGGATGGAAAGGCCTTGGAAATATCACAGGCGTATCTAAGGAGATATTCGAAAAGTGGGTTAATTCTTCCCGTCGTAAAACGAAACCGTTTGCAGAGTATAAGAGTGTGAAGCCTGTCAATGTGGAAAAGGATGCGGGGCATATGAAAGCTCCGAATGGGAGACCTTCAAGGCTGGATGAAAGGCAATGGATTCAAGTAAGATCAGAGGCTTTTAAGGATTGGTTTGGTGACTGGGAACATGATCCGGAGAATGCTTCAAAAGTTTTGGATGAGAATGGGGAACCTTTGGTGGTTTATCATGGTACATCTACCGGTGGATTTACAATATTCAATACTTATGGTTCTAATTTCGGGTTATTTGGGCAAGGTTCTTACTTTACTAATGACCGTGAAGTCGCGGAATCTTATACGGATAAGGGCAAGGGTGACAAGAAGCAGGTGTATGGCGTATTCTTGAATATACGTCACCCGTTGGACATAAATAGCCATAATATTGCTGAAGGCTGGAAAGAAGCATTGCCAGATGATATTAGCGTGGAGATAGGTGAAGACTCTACGAATGAAAGTGTATATAAAAGTGTTTTAGAATCTTTTGAATATAATGAATATCCAAAAAACGAGGCGCAAGAGATATTGTATGATTTACCTGTATCATTAGGTTATGACGGCGTTACCCATATTGGTGGTGGCCGATATAATGATAAAGATGGTACTCGACATCGGGTTTGGATAGCCATGGAGCCAGCACAGATAAAATCGGCGACGGATAATAATGGCGAATTTTCCGGCGATAATGGTGACATTCGTTTTCGGTTTGAAGATGGAAATGAAAGTCGTTATGATGAGGCTATTCGTGTACAGAATGATTTCGCATCTCGTTATAATAGCGGGGATATACTTATTATCAAGGATGCTGATACGGCAGTGGAACAGGCTAAAGCGGTTGGTATTATTGATGATCGTTTTTTGAATGACATAAAAGAAATAGCTTCCGATGGGGAAACATCTGCGTTCTATTCTCCATTTTATGATAGAATACTTATATTTGCAGAGAATGGAAGTGGGGATTATGAGTCTTCATTATTTCATGAAAACTTCCATCGGGCAATTCGCAAGCTAGAACTATCAGAGGAAGATATAAATGGATTGTTTGCGCTTGTTTATCCAACGAAAAAAGCAAAGTTTGATAAAGCCTTAGAAGTTTATAAGCAACTTGGAGAAAGTGAGTTGGCAGCTAAGGAGGAATGTGTTGTCTACTCATTAGAGGTTGGGATATATCAAGGATTCGATAAATTCTTTGGCCCCATACAGAACAACGAGGTTGTAACTAAAATACTAGATTTTATTGGTTATGAAAAAGAAAATGAAAGAGGAAGAAGATTACTTCGACAAGAATTGGGAGCGGATGCTGAATTGCGGGACGATGAAGCTCCGCATAGCAATGAGGAAAAGAGCGGAAGCGGAAGGACTGACTCTGGAAGAATACGAGAAGAAGATGGAGCAGAATCTGAAAGAAAAAGAAACGAAGCAAGAGACGAAATAAGCTCTTCTGTAAAGTCTCTATCCAGTGATTTGAATACTCTTGTGCGTATTGTGCGGGATGTGAATGAACTGACGGATTCAGATAGTGATATGCTACAACATAAACAGGAATCTAAAGGGTGGTTTGACCCGAAGACTGGTGAAGTTGTGTTTGTGCTTCCGAATGCGAATAGTGTGGAAGATGCACAAGCTACTATACTTCATGAGGTAGTGGCTCACAAGGGACTTCGCGAAATGTTCGGGGAAGAGTTTGATGTGTTTTTGGATGATGTATACAGGGGGGGAAGCGAAGAAATACGAGATCGCATTAATCGTTTGGTTCATAAAAATAAGTTTGATATCCGAGTTGCTACGGAAGAGTATTTAGCTTCTCTTGCAGAGCGGGGATTTGAGGATGTTCATGAAAGGAGTGTTTGGGAGAAGATAAAGAAGTTTTTCTCTGATATGCTTATACGGGCGGGGATTAAATTGCCGAAGTCTTTACGAGATGAGGATTTGAGGTATATTCTATGGAAATCAATGAATCGTCTGAGAGATGGAGACGGCATTGTGGAGAAGGCGGATAGGATTGCGAAAGATCGTGAGGTGAGTGACCGGATATTTAGGTTCAGGGAAGAAGACACAGATGAGCGGGAGGAGAAAGATATTGCGAAGAGAGAGTATGAGGATGCTTTAGATAAGACAAAGAATAGAATGTATCGATGGAAAGAGGCTTATCAAGACAGTATGCTTGCGCTGAAAAAACTACAGGATGCCATCGTTAAAGAATCGGGAGAGGTCTTAAAATATTTCGAGGATGCTTATATGGCGGAAAATCAAATGAGCAGCAAGAGCGCATTTGAAACAGAAGTGTATAAGGATAAGTTTCTTCGTCCGATGTTGGATGCTATCAAAGCGATTACGGATAAAAAGGTGAATCGTGATGAAGTCAATGCTTATGTGATGGCGAAACATGGACTTGAAAGAAATATTGTGTTTGCTAAACGGGATGCGGAACAAGCTGCTAACGATGAGTTTGATGAAAAGATCTCTGATGTCAACAGATTACTCGATAAGGGTGATATCAGCTATGATGAGTGGGAGGAAAAGTTAGATGGATTGAATATTCAGAAGAAGGATTTCTATGAGGAGCAATATATGATGAACCGCATGAGGGATTATTCGGGACTTACACAACTTACTGAAGAAGAGGAAGACTATGAAGAGGCTGCAAAGGAGATTGTGGACCAATTCGAGGAGGCTCATGGAGAATTATGTGATCAACTTTGGGAGAAGATTAATCTGGCGACAAAGAATACGCTAAAGAAGTCATACGAAAGCGGATTAATGACAAGGAGTACCTATGACAAGGTGAGAAATATGTTTGAGTATTATGTTCCGTTGCGTGGATGGAATGATAAAATAGCCAGTGATGTGTATGAGTATATGTTATCTGAGCGTTCCGCTTTTCAGGCTCCTGTAAAAGCTGCTTTAGGTAGGGAATCTCAGGCTGATGATCCGTTTGCTAATATTGGGAATATGGCTGAAAGTGGTATACTCCAAGGAAATAGAAATCTGATGAAGCAGAAGTTCCTCAATATGGTTCTGAACCATCCTACGTCTTTGACTACGGTGAAGACGATGTGGTATGAAAACGCCGGTTCCAGCGAAAATCCTAAATGGGTACAGTCTATTCCAGATATTTCTGTTGATGCTACAGCGGATGAAATAGGTAATGCTATTGAAGCTCATGAATCGAGAATGAATGAGTTGAGAAAGAATGGGATGGCTACCAAATCTATCAATGGGATAAAGCTTGACTATCGTGCTTCTACACGTGAGAAGAATGAACATACAGTAGTTGTGAAAAGCGGAGGAAAAGAGTATGTGATTTATATTAATGGTAATCCGAGAGCTTCCCAAGCTATTAACGGATTGACTAATCCAGACGCATCGGATCATAAAATGATGCAACTTATTGGAAGGTTGAACAGACAACTGGCCGCTAACTTTACTACTAGGAATCCAGCTTTTGTATTGAGTAATATGAGTAGGGATGTTATCTTCTCTACATCTGCTATCTGGGTAAAGGAGGATTGGAAGTATGCTAAGCGTTTCGATAAGAATATAGTAAAGAATATTGGTGCTATTGCCGGACTAATGGCACGGTATAAATCAGGCAGACTAGACATGCGTAATTCTAGAGACAGGCATTTCCTTGAATTTTTGGAAAATGGCGGAGAAACCGGATATACTGCATTGCATAATGTGAATGAGTACAAGAAGATGATGGATCGACATGTGAAGAAGTCGAATGGAACGTTGGGGAGCGTATCTTCCGGTATGCATGCTATTGTTGATGCTGTTAGCTTTATGAATCGTTGCGCTGAGAATGTGAGTCGATTTACGACTTATCAGACTAGCCGAGAAATGGGGAGGGGTATCTCTGAATCTATCGAGGATGCTAAAGAGGTTACAGTGAATTTTAATAAGAAAGGGGCGGGTGGACTTGGAGCCGGAACATTTAAGAGCTTATTCTTATTTTTCAATGCAGCAGTACAGTCGTTGAATAACTTCAAGGAGCTTCATGGGAGGAGTAAATCTAAATTCTATACTTCCATTGGAGGATTTGCAGCTGCCGGTATATTGATGCCAATGATTAATAATGCTATTATCGGAATGCTGATAGGTGATGGTGATGATGACATGACTGATGAAGAACAAGCGGAATGGATAAGAAAAAGGGATGCTTATGATAATCTTCCTGAATGGGTCAGACGAAGTAACTTTTGTATTTGGACAGGGGGTGAGCGCTTTATAACTATTCCCTTACCCATTGAATTAAGAGCGTTTTACGGATTGGGGGAAATGTGGTATCAGATGGGAAAAGGCAATATGAACGGGATTGACGGGAAAGTAGACGTAAAAAAAGCCTCTGTTGATATGGTGAACCAACTAACAGAGTTACTTCCTATTAATCCACTGGGTGGCAATGGTGACGCACTTAGTGTAATTGTTCCTGATGCTGGGAAACCTTTGTACCAGGTATTTGCAAACAGGGATTTCTTTGGTAAGCCAATCTATAAGAAAGGGGACTATAATGAGTTGATGCCAGCGTGGACAAAGGCTTATAGCGGAACCGCAAAATGGATGGTAAACAGTGCGGAGTTTATCAATGAAGTATCAGGTGGAGATAAGTATAGGCAGGGGAATGTTGATTTGAATCCAGCTACAATTGAACATCTTTTCGAAGGGTATTTAGGTGGTATGGGGAAGACGGCTAATCAATTGTATAAGACTATATCAATGATATGGGATGAAGATGAGCGGATGTGGCGCAATGTCCCGGTGGCTAACAGGTTCGTGTCTGGTAGCGATAATAAAATAGAGTTTAGGAAGGTAAATGAGGTTTATTATCAATGTATGGATGAACTGAAGGAGACGGAACAGCGTTTGAGGGGTTATGAGAATGAAGCGGAGATGGGTATTGAGGAGTATGCTGAGAAGTATGATTTTCTTTATGATTCTAAGGAGTATGAACGATATCAGGTGATGAAGGAATATAAGTCGGTGATAGATGACATGCGAAGGGCTATTAAGGAGTCTGATCCGGAGGAGAAGAAAGAAATTGAGATGGAGATTAATCTAATGAAGATGGAGATGATAGATGAGCTAAAGGATATAAGATAGCTGGAATGAGGGGTGCCATTGATAGTGGTGCCCCTTATGATTAATGGATAGAATGTGCTTCTGTCAGGTTCTGTTTTCCTTTGCCGAAAATATGATGTCATGGCGAAAAGAAGATTGATACCCAAGTCGAGGATTACGGATAATGTAGAACTGGACAGTGTGAAAAGAGAGAGTAGCAGGGATTTAGGAAATAATTTTGATGTGTTGCTTCAGGCGCAACATTGCTGGGATGGGTTGAGACCTTATCGTGAGGAACGTTCCAGAAATAAAAGATATACTTACGGGGACCAATGGAGTGATATGGTGGAAGATGGGAACGGGAAGATGATAACGGAGGAAAAGTATATCATGGAACAGGGGAGTATTCCTTTGAAAAATAATCTGATAAGGAGGCTGGTTCGTACGGTAATGGGAGTGTATAGAGGGCAAAGTAAGGAGCCTACTTGTACGGCTAATGACAGGGATGAACAGAAGCTGGGGGAGACAATGAGTATTGCCCTGCAATGTAATTGGAAAGCAAACCGCATGCAGGAGGTGAATGGGAGAATCTTTGAGGAGTTTCTTATCAGTGGCGGAGCTTTTGAGAAGGAGACGTATGACTGGAGGAATGACAAGATGGACTGCTGGAGTGATATGGTCAGTCCGAATCATATTTTCTTTGATGGGGTGATGAGGGATGTGCGGCATTGGGATGTGTCTCTTATCGGTGAGATTCATGATTTGACTTTTGAACGGTTGTGCGTGTCTTTTGCCAGGTCTCCGGAGGATTATAAGAGGTTTCGGGAAATATATAATTTGGCTGCTGATAGGAAATTTCTGTCGGAGTATGCGGATCGGTTAGCTAAGAGCAGATTGGAAAATATTGATTTTCTATCTCCATATGATACAAACCTGTGTCGGGTGATAGAGGTGTGGAGGAAAGAACAGAAACCGAGATATAGGTGCCATGACTATTTGAATGGCGATTATTATAAGGATGAGGTGGAGAATCTTTCCAATATAGAGGCCGAGAACCAGGCGAGAATAGAGGAGGGTATAGCTGCTGGTATGGATCAGGATGATATCCCGTTGATTGAGTATGACTGGTTTATGGATGATTATTGGTATTATCGTTTTCTGACTCCTTTTGGGCAATGTCTGATGGAGGGGGAGACTCCTTATAAACATAGAAGTCATCCATACACGATCAAATTGTATCCTTTCATTGATGGGGAGATTCATAGTTTTGTGAGTGATGTTATTGATCAGCAGAGATATGTGAATAGATTGATTACGCTGAATGACTTTATAATCAGAGCCAGTGCCAAGGGAGCACTGCTGATTCCGGAGGAATGTATACCTGAGAATATGACTGTGGAGGATTTTGCTGATGAGTGGGCACGTTTTAATGGGGTGATTGTTTATACTTCGGGGAAGACGGATAAGGTTCCTACACAGGTTGCGAATAAGAGTACGAATATTGGGATTTCGGAAATGTTGCAGATGCAGATGAACTTGATGGAGGATGTGACGGGGGTGACCGGAGCACTTCAGGGAAAACCCGGATATTCGGGTATGAGTGCTTCGTTATATAATCAACAGCAGCAGAACTCTTCTTCTTCTTTGCTTGATTTGCTAGAGTCGTTTTCTAGCTTTATTATTGAGTCGAGTATAAAGAAGGTGAAGAACATTCAGCAATTTTATGATAGTAAACGGGTGCTCAATATTGTGGGACAGAATGCGAATGGTGTTTCGGAGTATGATCCTGAGAAGATAAATGATGTTGAGTTTGACCTTTCTATCGTAGAGAGTGCTAATACTCCTGTTTATCGGATGATTGCCAATGATTTCCTGATGGAAATATGGAAGGCGGGACAAATCAGTGTAGAACAATTGCTTGAAAATGGGAATTTTCCTTTTGCAGACAGATTGTTACAAAGTATAAAGAGCCAGCGGGAGGAGATAGAGAATGGGAAGGTTCCGCAAGGAATTTCACCGGAACTTCAACAACAGGTAGCTCAGAACGCTAATCCACAGGCTGTGCAACAGTTGCAGGCTGCAATGAAATAGGATAATGGGTAGCTGGTGAGGCTACCCGTTTTGTTTTATCTGACTGCCATCTTGTACTGGACGGCTAGTATTTTGAACTTTAATTTTAAACGGGTGAGAAGTGGTAGCCGATATTTGTTCTTTCGTTGGAGCCGAGATTCTTTCATGTATTTGTGGAACATGATGCGTTTGGATTCCTGAATGCCGGGAGTTATGGATTCTGTTTCGATTGTAAGGAAAGATGCATTGTCTTTGTATTCGCAAAATGAGGGGTGATCATTTTGTTTCTTTACACTGACAGAGTACGGTGTGAAATAGAAACTTTCACGTTTTAGATCTGCTACTTTGGCATGGTATGACATCCGTCCGGTATTTTTCAGCTTTTTGAATGATGGGCGGTGCATAATTATTAGCTTGTCTTTTTCGTCTGGCATAACGAAGTAGCGTTTTCCGTTTTGGGCATGCGCTTTGTCTGCCATACGGATGGCAAACTTCAATTTTAATTCGTCCACGTTGTAGTGGATGTAATTTACTAATGTTTTGATCATACTGTTATGTTTTTATAAAGTAGCCGCAGATACGATTTTTCTTTTGGCTGCTTTGGGTTTATTTTCTATTATTTTGGGTATCGGCATATTGTTGGAGATGTGAAGAGCGATGGCCCGTGTCATCAGCTTATCATCATGTTTGCCGTCTATTGCTCCGAAGGCTCCGTTCTTTTTCTTTTCGTAACAGAGGTATTCGTCGATGGTATCATTGTCTCTTTCTATATAAAGTTGTTCTTCAATGTATTTCACTAAGTTGTCTATAATCAGAGGTTTGGTCAGACGATTCGTTTGGAATCCCCACATGGTGGGACGTCCTTCCTTGATGGATTGCTCAGAGGCTTCACGCTTGTACATGTTGGAGTATACTTCTCCTATCTGATTAAGGATATATTCGGTGTGATCTCCGTCGGTGTCCTGGTCTTTCTCGTAGGTATTGCTTTCGACTACCAGAAGTGCACGGTTGTAGAACTCGGCTATTTGTGCCATTTTCCATGCTAGCAGGTCGTGACGTATGTGCCCACTCCATTCGGCTACTATGACGGGTTTGTCACCGTACATCAACCAGAATCTGTCTAATACGGTTATGACGGAGAAGTCGGCAGCGTCGGAACGTCCTCCGACATCGACTACTACCAGGTATCTGTTGCTGACATTTATTTCTTTGTCGGGAAGTTCCCATACTTTGAATAATCCTTGGTTATCTTGCACAAATCTTGTTCCTGACAGTGCTTTTTTCCCTTCTGTAGCATCTCCCCTGACTTCGCCTTTGAAACGTGGATCACGGCAGTATTTTCGTAATTCTTCTACGGAATATTGGTCGAATACTTTTTTCCCAGAGTGTTTGAATGCCTCAATGTCATCGGACGGAAATTCTGCTGCCATGTCTGAATGTGAATTGTAAGATTTTCGTTTGGTGACATACCAATTGATGGCTTCAAGTGTGGCTCCCATTTTCCATAATTTCCACAGGTAACGTCCGCTTTCGGAACGGGATGTTTCTTCTGTATTCTCTCTTCCATCTATGATGAAGTTTGCAAACTCTTCTTTATCCCGTTCGGACTTAAATGGCTTGGAGTACATGTCGATTTCAAACCATGAGACAAATATCGGTGTTCGATCTGATTTTTTGTCTTTGGCTGCTAACCATTCGGTATGGAAAAAATTCCCGGTCCCGTTGGCTGTTGATTCTATAACGTCCATTGTCAGAGGTTCAAGAAGGATGGAAGATGATACAGACCGGATGATGTCTTCTGGTGTTTTTCCGTCAGTGGCTTTCCAAAGTCCTACTTCGGACATGTGTGCCAGAGATATGTCTCCTCCGCGGATAGAATCGGGACGTTCGGCTGTTCCTATACATATAACGGAATCTCGGGCTACTTCTCCTTTTTGGGAAATAATGGTGTCATTGTGAGAACCTTCGTAGGGCGTTAATTCTAATTTTCGGGAGGAATCCAGTTCAAGCAATTCAGGTGGATACTCTTTCAGCATCTTGGAATACATGGCTCGTATTTTGCGTGAAGTTCCGGCATCCTGCGCTACGATGGCGGAATAGAATCCTTCTTTGTGAACAAGTTGAATCCATGCCATATATATCTGAACTAATGTTGATCCTCCCCATTGGCGGGCTTTAAGAAGTATGACGCGAATGGGAACTCCGGCTAGTCTCATTTGCTCAAGTACCAGCAGCAGTTTTCGTTGGGGGCGGTTGAGCTTGAATGGTATGTTTTTCCCCCCTAATTTATTTTTTATTTTGACATAGGAATATGCCCAAAACGGGAAGTCGTGCTTTATTCTTAATAATACAAATTGTTTTATCAGATTCTCCCGTTCCTGTTCCATTTCATTATCGGGGACGTTGATGGACTTTAGAAACTTGAATATGGAGCCGTATTTGGAAAGTTCAATCACGAGTTTTTTGTTGCTCATTGATTTAGGGATGTATTGGACGGGAAGAGCATAATCAGCTAGTCTTAGGGGAATGCGTTCTAATGGTGCTCCTTCTCCAGTCAACGGATTGAATGTGCTATTGATCGCGTTCAGCCTCTTTTTATCCTCTTTTATGATGTCAGCAATAGTCATTCTTAAAGCGTTTTATATTTCGATAGATGACTGATGATATAAATCCCATGATAAAGCATACTAAATGGGTGAGCCCTGATATATGCGGAACGAAGAATCCGGTAGCAAGTATTATAATTGTATATATGATATTAGTTTTGGTGGGAATTGCTGATAGGTTGATGCCTATAATGGAAAATATGGCTCCTGATATTCCTATGATGGGAATAGGGGATGATATGATGAAAGATGCTGCTACGGTGATGAGATATACCGGAATGATGATTTTCGGTGAGAAACGTTTTTTATCCAGACAAAACCATAGAGCGTATGAATTGCATAGGAGATGTATGATGTCTCCATGAAAAAACAGGTATGTGAAATGTGTCCACCAAGGAGAAGTGGAGGAAATCCCATATGGCTCATACGGGATTCTCAAGAAAAATATTATCGTAAGAACGGCAATAATTGTAATCTTCGTTTGCACCATTTTGATTTTATCTGACTGATTATTACTTTTGCTGATCCAGATGTCATATAGAAGCATGGGGCTTCCTGAGAAACTATTATTTCTACCAGCCGGAATAGTCGTATGTTCGGATTTTCCTCTCTCATTTTCATGACGCGGATATATATTTCTTCGAACATTTTCCTTTTATTGTCGCTCATATAGTCTATCTTGTTCCCTTTCATCATGTAGGATACTACTTTTGATGCTTGCTCTTCGGAAACCCAGAAACGCTTGGATTTACTGTTTACAATGCGTTGGTAGACTTCATCCATGCTTTCATCTGCTGGTGAGTTCATGACGCATTCTCTAAATACACATAGCAAATCTGCATTGCGTTCGTCCCTATATTCGAAAAATCGTCCTTTCTTTCCTCTTTTTCCCATAAAGGCTATAAAAAATGAGTTACTATCATGCTGACTGATACAAAGTTAATGAGAATGAACAGATACTCGTTAATATGTAGAAAAACATATTAAAGGATGGATTGTACATTTGTTCGCAGTAAGAATGACGTAAAAACAATATGAATATGGAAGATACGGAAGAACAGGTAGTTAAGAGCGGAAAACAGCGTTTTATTGAGCGGATGAAAGCAAAGAAGCCGGATTTGAATTATGATGACGAGGAGGCTTTGTATGGTTCAATCAACGACGATTATGACGCTTACGACGGTGAATTGAAGGGGTATAAAGAGAATGAAGAAAAGTTGTTGGGAGCTTTTAATAAAGATCCGAGAATAGCTAGTTTGTTCTTGGCCATGACGAAGGGGGAAAATCCGCTTTTATATTTGATTGATAATTTTGGGCAGGATGAAATCAGAGCTGCTTTGGATGATCCGGAGATGAAGGAAAAGATTGTGGAAAAGCAGAATGCTTATCTTGAAAGACAGTCGAAAAACAGCCAGTTGGAAGAGGCGGCGAAACAGAATATAACAATCTCGCTGGATGCACTGGAAGAAGCGAAAAATGAATTGGGATGCAGTGATGAAGATGCGGATAAAGCATTTGAAATGTTTGCTCAGATTCAGGAGGATGCTATCGTGGATAAGGTAACTAAAGATACATGGTTAATGTTGCTGAAGGGATTGAATCATGACATGGATATTGAGAATGCTGCGCGCGAGGCTGAAATAAGAGGAAGAAACGCAAAAATTGACAAGGAGAAGAAAAAGAATACAATCCCGGATGGGATTCCTCCTCAATTGGGAGGACAGGGAGCCTTAGGTAATAAGGCCGGCAAGAAGCCTGTAATTGAGGGCGCATTGGCTAAATATTCGGATGATGACTCCGATGATATCTGGAGCAGAGGGAAAAAATCATAATTATTAATTTAATATTAACATCAAAATGAAAAGAAGTTTTTTATTCAAAGTGACAGGAGCTATGCTCCTTATGCTCGTGGCATTTCTTACGGGAGCTTCGGGTAGCGTTTTATTTGCTGAAGGAGCAGTGGACTTGCCGGATGCTGGTAAGACTATTCCGGGGGCCGCTACAATCACAGATGGGAAAGAGGCTGTGGATGAGCTTTACACTCAGGAGATTGACAAACGAATTACGAAGATCAGACCTATGGCTACCCCGATTGACCAGATTACTCGTCATGCGAAGGCTATGAGTACCAAGAGTATGGAGGTGAAATATTATACTGTGGGTACACGTCCGATTAAGGGGAAACTGACTGCTGCTTTTACTGCTCAGACTACTGGTAATACGGCTGAGCTTGTGGTGAATGATCCTGATATGTTCAGCGAAGCTGACACAATACGTGTAATTGGTGTAATGGGATATAAAGATGATGGTGCAACGCAGGATACAAAAGAGCTAGTACTTTGTGTTTCGGGAGCAGCTGCATCAGGAAATCCTTTAGTATATGCGGTAAACGGTAAGAAAGACGGTAACGGGAATAACATATGGATTCCTGCTATTGAGAATGGTACTGTTATCATACGTATGGGAAAGGCTTGTGCTGAACTTGACGCACAGACGAGTTCTTTTAGCAATATTCCTACTCCTGAGGTACAGTATTGCCAGAATTTCATGACGCAGGTAGAACAGTCTACTCTTGATAAGCTGCAGAGCAAGGAGGTTGAATGGAATTTCAGTGACCTGGAAGAGGATTCTATCTTTGATATGAGAATGGGGATGGAGAATACCTTCTTGTTTGGCGTGAGAGGTAAAGCGAAACATCCGGTGAAGAAACAGAGTGTGTGGTTTACCGGTGGTATTTGGTGGATGGCCGGTAAGGATATTATTGTGGGGGACTGGAACGATGCTACAAGTGAGGCTGAAATTACTGATAATGAATTGGTGGATATCACGAAGGATTTGTTTACAGGTGTAGGTGTAGGTAATAAGCGTAAGATTTTATTTGCGGGTAGTGATATGCTTGCGGCATTTTCAAAAATTAAGTCGGATAAGTTCCGATTGAAGGAGAGTGTTGAGAACTGGAGTTTGAAGTTTAAAAGCTTTGATACTGATTTCGGGGAGATTTTGGTTATTCATCATGAACTGTTCGATCAGAATGGCATGAGTGACTGTGGTTTGGTGCTGGATCCTCAATTTTTGACTAAGCGTACTTTTGTGAGCTGGAGTAGAAATATTCTGGACTTGAAATCTTCGGGAGTCAGAAATACAGATGCGATTGTATTGCAGGAAATTAGCTGTGTTTATCTGAGATATGCGAAAGCTCATGCTCGTTTGAAGTTGGCTAAAGCTGCGTAAATAATAAATAAACAGGGTGTATAACTGGGGAGCGGAGTAATCCCGCTCCCTTTTTTAATTCATACGGATATGATAAAAGTGTATAAATGTGTGTCTGAAATTTCTTTTAATCTAAAAATTAACGGGAATAAAAGAAGAATCATTTTTGAACCGATGAGCGGGGGAAAAAGTCAATATCGTACAAGTGAACGTGCTGTGCAGGAGGGTATTGAGAAACTGGATCAGTTTGGAAGTATTATCCATGTGACGGAAAAAATAAAAGAGGAATGTGACGGCGTGGAAGATGATGGTCCGGTAGAAGATGGAGCTGAGGAGTCATTAGGCGAGAATAATGATCTTAAGGATGACAATGGGGAAGAGGCTACCAATAGTACTGGAAAAGATATCCAAGAGAATATTTCTTCTTTTGCGGAGGCTAAAGAGTATCTGCTAACGAAGGGATGTGATAAGACTATTCGGAGTAAGGAGAATATATTGATTTACGGACAAGAACTGGGTATTGAATTTCCTAATTTGAAATAGTATGAATTATAGCGTTCAAGATGTAATAAAGGATGTCCGAAAGACATTGGATGAAAATGAAGTTAATACTTTTTTTATTGATGATGTCTATACTCTTTCTATGGACGCTATTATTGAACAGAAAATTTTGGATGCGGCGAGGAGCGTAGCAGAAGTTTCTCCTTCCAGATTATTAGATGGTGGAGTTCCTTTTGCTACTACTCTTAATTGGGAAAGTGGTTCGAAGGGGAAAGGGATGGGTTATACGCCTCTTCCTGACGATTTTATGAGATTGGTAATTTTCCAAATGAGCGATTGGAGAAGACCTGTTGTGACTCCTATTGAAGATACGGACTCAGTTTATTTTTTGCAGAAATCAAAATTTCCTGGAATAAGAGGTGGTATAGACAAACCGATTTGTGCTATAACGACTTATCCGACCGGAAAAGTGTTTGAGTTTTATTCTTGTATTGGTGGAGAATCAGTGTCTGTTAAGGTGGCTAAGTATTTGCCTTTCCCTTCTATAAAAAACGATTCAATAGATATATGTGAACATATATACACACCTATAATTTATTATGCTGCCGGACTTGTGTGCCAGACTTATAAAGAAAAGGAGCAAGGGGATTTATTGTTTTCAATAGCTAAAGACTTCTTAAGATGAAGGATGTGCATAATTTGGGTGTATTCGATACTTTGGAAAAGGTATGGGATTCGTATCCTTATGGAGGATGTCCTGGGGATTATGTTACTATAGGAGGGGAAATCGTATTTTGGAATGACGAACGTAGGGTATGGGGGGAGTTCGGGGATGATATCTCATCAGATAAGGAGCAACTCGTAGAGGGTAATCTGACGGTTGACAAGAATCTTACTGTAGGAGGGCACATTAAGGGGGATACTGCTGAGTTTAATAAGATAGTGGTTGACGAACTTGAGATGGATAATCCTCCATTTTCATTGAAAGGACATAACCATGACGGGATTTATGCTTTTTACAAGCATAAACATACTATGGAAGATATATCGGACTTTAATGGTTCGGAGGGAGGCAGCGGATCGGGAAGCTCTGAATCTTCCGGTAATTGTAAACTCTCTAAAGCTATAAAAGTTACTGCACAACAAACCGGATATCTTAAAACTGGTGATATTCTATCGGAAGGAATGTCTTTTGAGGATATCTTTATTTCAATGTTATCTAAAAAAGAATCAGCTTTATTAATAGGTAAATTGTCTACTTCTAACGATTTGGAGTTTGGGTCTGGAAAGGGAGAAATATCTTATACTGTAATACTAAATGGGCAAGGTCCTGTTAAGAATGCTTTTATTGACAATTCAAATATTAATAAACTTAATTTCTCAGAAGTGAACTCCGGGCAGCAAACGGCGGTGCGTCGATTAAACGGATATTATACTGCGGGGGAAAGTTATAAGGCTACTGTAGTGCTAAATAAAAGTGCGGATGGTTCGTTGGGGGAGTTAACTCTCAATAATACAATTAGTGTCAACGTCAAACGTAAATGGTTCGCCGGCGTATGTTCTTCTATTCCTCAATCATCTAATGATGTACGTTCATTAGATAGTAATGGCTTATATAATGGTAAAGGTACATATAAATTCTCTATTGGGCAATGGAAGAAGTTTGCTATTTGTATCCCTGCTGATATGCTAATAGAGCTTACTTTGACAGCTTATCCTGGGAATTTCATCGAAGACAGAGGGGTCTGCTCAGGACCAATTGAGATATCGGTGGAAGGAGCAAATAACAGTGAAGCGATAAAATACAAGATGTGGATCGTGCAGTCTATCATGGTAAATGACTCTGATACGTTCACCTTTAAAACAGCATAAAGATGAATAAAAACAACTTAGTTAATGTACTGCTAGCCGGTTTAGCATCTTTAAATATACCGGGTGCTAGTCTAGCTATCCAATACCGTAGAACGTCAGACCGCCCGATTGACGCTACTGAAACTTGGAATAGTATGGAAGATGCGTTAAGATATGCACGTAACACAGATGAAGAAGCGTATGTTCCCTATCGTGGGCAAGTTATATCGATTGATGGTGATAAGAGTTTGTATTTGTTAGTAGAGGACGAATCTATTTCTAAAGAGGACGGAAGAAACCATTTTAAGTTACACAAAATTTCTACTGAAGAAGTAGCAGACGCGAAATATCTAAGTAAGGTCGTAGAGGATACAGCTGAAAAACTGATTCATTTTAAAGGTGGAATTGATGTTATAGGAACTTTGACGGCTTGTATCGCAAAGTTTTCCGGTGATATTTCTTCTTCTGACTATGCAGCTAAGCTGTTAGGATGGATTATCAATGCTTCCGGAGAAGCAGAATTTAAGTCGGTTCATATACGCGAATTTCTTGAGGCTGATGAATTAAGGTATAATCGTGTATCTGTTATATCGGGTGAGGAATGGAATGCTCCGGGCGGTGGGATTATTGAAAAGGTAGACGAAGCTAACAGACTTCTCTATCTTAAACTAGAACCGGGCGAATTAGCAAGTCTTGAAACAGACGACATCTGCAAAGGCATATTTAATAACCGGACTGGATTCCAGACAGCCTATTTCCGAATAACAGAGAAATTAGGCAATTCCACGTTTAAATATGTGCTAAGGAGTGGATTCTCCCATCATCCTACTAAGTTGATGCATTTTGTCGCTTATGGTAACTTCACGAATAAAGACCGACAAAAGTCTAGCTACTCAACACAAAGTTATTCCCGCTACTTAACAAGAGTGAACGATTGGGAAATTGCGTCTGACATGATCGTGATGCAGCTAGGTGATCTGTCTAATTTGAAACTATTTGGAATTGACATGACCGGACACAGTGCTTACCTGCGTAACATCTATATGACAGGAGTAATCAAACAGATCTCCGACGATGGGGTAACAGAAAGTCGCGTCCCTTGCTTCAAAGGAGAATGGGCGATGGGAACTTACTATTATTATGACGAAGTAACTCACAATGGCTCATCATGGCTATGTATCTCTGATAAGCCAACAACACAAGAGCCGGAAGAAAACGCAACGGACTGGCTGGAAAAATCGGCAGCAGGAAAAGATGCGGTAACAGTCAATATCCTAAGTTCAAACGGGAATATATTCTCCAACAGGGCAATCTCTACAACTCTAACAACCTATGTTATGAAGGGAGATGCTGATATTACCGAAAGCATTCCGGCTTCCCGCTTTTCGTGGGAGAAGAAAAGTAACAATTCGGATACCGATAAGATATTTAACGAGACGCATGTCGGGCACGGGCATGTACTTATACTTACCCCGGATGATGTTTGGGGGCGTGCAACATTTAATTGTATTGTTTCACTTTAAAGATTATTATTATGGAAGAAAAAAATTGTAGAGTTGCTGAAACGGACAAGCGTAATCCCGGTCAGCCTTTAAGTAAAGTATCGTTGTCGGATATAGATTTAAGTAAGCTCCCCCCCGGCACACGGATTCTTCAAGAGGGACCATCAATGATAATAGATATTCCCGACGAAGAGCTTAGGAAATTGCATGAAGCTGCCGCAAAATCTGGTCGCGGAGATGATCCCGGAAAAATGGGACCTATAGGTAATATTTCATAATAATTAAGTTTTTAACGTGGAAATACAAAAATAGTAGTAACAAATTAATAATCAAAATTATGCCAATCGCAAGAGGACAAATTACCATCGTCGATTTAAACGACGCGAAATCAATGAGTATGTATTTGGGAAGCAACCAACCGTTAACCCAAATCTTTAACAAAGAAAACAGTTCTTATGTGCCTAACTGGACGGCTTCACCGTTCTTGGTCGTTACTCCAGAACTGTATGTATCCGGTACGACAACAAATGTTATCAGCCGATTGAAATCCGCACCAACTTACACAATCAATGGTGGGGCTATTACTGCGTTTGGCGGTACGGTTGCAGCTACTTCGCCTTATGCGCTTACTATCAAGAATAACATGACTAGCGCATCGCAGTTAAAGATAGAATGTTCCGGTATTTATGTTGACCCCGATACGAAACTTGAAACTCCTGTTAAGGCAGTTATCAACTACACCAAAACGGAGAACGCCGGACAGCTTATTTGCGCGATAGCCTACGCTCCAAAGGGGAATGTTTTCAAAAACGACCAATCTTCGACATTAACTGCCCATTGCGATATGTGGCGCGGCAGTAGTATCGACGCGGATAAGGTTGCTTACCAGTGGCACAAATTGAAATCGGACGGTACATGGGAATCTTTAGCTGCTTCGAACGCTTACGGTATTACAGGCACAACCACGAACGAGATTACTATTCCGGCTAGTGCTGTTCTCAACTTCGAATCGTTCAAATGTATTATCAAAGATACGGATACAGCGAGCGGCACGTATAACACGTCAGTAAGTGACATTATTTCGTTTTCTGACCTATCCGACCCGTATGTAATCGAAGTATCATCAACTACCGGTGACAAGTTGGTAAACGGCCAAGGAAGTACGACTATCAATGCCAAAGTATGGCAAAATGGAGAAGCATTTGCTGACAGTGCGGCTGATACCAAATTCACTTTCGACTGGAAGAAGTACAAGCAGGACGGAACACAAGATACTGCCTGGGGGACAAGCGGAGTTAAAACGGGAAAATCTATCACTGTCACAGCGTCAGAAGTCGATGTAAAAGCAACATTTGTAGTTGAACTTTCATTAAAATAATGACATGATAGTAGCAAGGGGACAAATAACGATCAGTATAGTAAAGGACGGACAGTATCCAGTGCAGGAATATGCAAAGTCTACGTCTGGTACTGTTGCACCTGCAAGTGGATGGAGTAAAACTCCGCCTGCTTGTGCCACGAATGAGTACCTATGGGTGAGAGCGGGTGTAGTTATTCCTCCGGCTACATCTCCTGCTTCGTGGTCAACTGTTCGTGTAGGTGCCATAAATGGTGCAACAGGTGCGACAGGACCTAAAGGTGAAACAGGTCCTACCGGATCGCAAGGCATTCCCGGTACATCTCAGTTCTTCCATGTGAAGTACTCCGCTAACTCGAACGGTAATCCGATGAGCGATACGCCTAACACTTATATCGGTACTGCGGTGACAACAAGCTCGACCGCTCCAACCGGGTACGCCTCATACAAGTGGGTGCAGTTGAAAGGATCGCAGGGTGTGAAAGGAGATCAAGGTATCGCCGGACCAACCGGAGCGAACGGTAAGACTACCTATCTGCATATCAAATACTCGGATAATGGTACGACGTTCACGGCAAACGGTGGTGAGACTCCGGGCGCATACATCGGACAGTACACCGACTTCACGGCTACGGACAGCACAACATTCTCCGCTTATACGTGGACGAAGGTGAAAGGCGACAAAGGCGACAAGGGCGACAAAGGGGATAAGGGAGAACAAGGAACACAAGGAGCGACAGGATTGCCCGGTGCTCTTATTCGTCCACGTGGTGAATGGAAAGCGAGTACGGCATACGTGAATAATTCCCAATACCGGGATACGGTCATTTATAATGGAAATACTTATTCCTGTAAAACGAGTCATACATCTTCCAGTTCCTTCGACTCAACAAAATGGACTCTATTTAATGAGTTTATTAATGTCGCTACGCAGTTACTAGTAGCCCAAAACGCTACGATTGACATACTAGGTACATCCGGCTTGTTTGTTGGTAATCTGTCAAAGACGCAAGGATGGTTAATAAAAGGTGGATCAATTAAGCACAATGTTACGGGAGTAGAACTGACTGCAGAAGGAAAGTTCTCACTTCCTGCAACGGGTGCGATGTTGGTTGGTGGTAAAACGTTTATTACTAGTGGTAAAATCGTGACTGATTTTATTGACGTAGATACTCTAAAAGTTAAACATCTTGATGGTGCTACGGGATCTTTTAAGGAGCTTACAGCATCTGGCAGTTCAGGTGGAAAAATTTCATTTAATACTTCCGGTGGTAGCGATAATGTTGCGGCCTCACTCAATATTGACTTTTCAAGAACGTGGATATCAGGCGATCTGTATCAACAAGGTTATAATTCAACAGATAAAAGATCGTGGCGTTTCTACACATCAGACTTATGGTGTCGTGGCGAGTTTGGTCATAGTAAGATGACAACAATGGAGTATTATGGTTACGATACTGGTGAGGTATACTTTCATATATATGGTATGGGAAATGCAGGAGTCAGACATGTATATCCAAAAGATAATGGACAACCTGTAGACTGTATCATATTATCCGGAAATACTAATTATATCGCTTGTGTCTGCGATGCTAGTACACAAAAAATGATAGTATTAATCAATAACTCAAGTTACACAAAAAGAATAAGTCTCAATTATGCTAGTCAAGGTAGGGCCGAAATTGCGCCTTGGTCTTTTAGGATCTTTGTAACAGGAGCTATGCAAAGCGGAGTAAATAATTTATTTGGTATGGGTTAATAACAAAATATTATGAAAATAGACTTTAGAAAAATCGAAGTAACAGACATCGAAGGGAATAAGAGTACTTTCGATATAAGTAAGGAGCTAGGTAATACTATCTACCAGAAAACCGCCGATCTAGGTGAATTGGAGTTAGCGCAGAGAATCTATAAAAATGGTGAAGTCGAATTGTCGTCAGACGAAGCGGAACGCATCAAGGAATACGTGAGAACTAACTTTGTCGCAGTCGTGCAGATAGCGGTTAATGAAGCGCTTGCAAAAGAATGATTTAGCACAAAAAATATATTATAGAACTATATATTATTAATCACTTTAAAAACAGAATTTATGAAAACAAAGTATTTAACAGAGAATTTGAGAACTACACAGGTCGAATCTACTGCAAAAGGTGGTGAGTATGAGTATCACGTTTCTTACGTGTATGATGGCAAGAATCTGCTCCGCTTGTCATGTAACATCTATAAGTGTAATGCCGAGAATCAATCCTATTCAGGTTGTATGTCATTTGAAAGCGGCAATAAGTCGATGAACTTCCCTGAAGATGTTGAAATAGCACCACATGTTACCATGTTTGAAAGTATCTTGCAGGAGGTAAACGAAGGATTAGCTGCCTTATAAAAAAAGAAAACCGCCTGCTCATCACGAGTTAGCGGCTTAATAACACAAACAAAACAAATAGCGAAAGGCACCACCCCTTCGCTTGTTAATCGATACAAAGGTAGTATTAATAATTAGATAGAGAAAAGGAATATGGGATTAAATGAATGGCTGGCGCTGATCGGGGCTTTGGGAGGCTTCGAAGCAATCAAATGGATAGTTAACTTCTACGTGAATCGTCGAACGAATGCAAGGAAAGAAGATGCGACAGCGGATAGTATGGAGGATGAAAATGAACGCAAGCAAGTCGCATGGCTTGAAGATCGTATCGCTCAACGTGACGCCAAGATTGACGCTATTTATGTTGAACTCCGGCAGGAACAGTCCGCTCATCTGGAAGATATTCATAAGAAACATGAACTGGAGCTTAGATTGAAAGAAGCTGAAATAAAGAAATGTGATGTACACGGATGCACTAACCGGCAGCCGCCGAGTGACTATTAATTATAGGGAGGAAAAGAAATGATCGGAGTATTAGAGTTTATTTTTCAGGACTTTTGGCATTAGCTTGGAACAATATGTCTATTAGCTGTAATAGCTGAGTGTGGGCCTCTGATTAAAATTAATATAGGAACTAAAAAAGAGGAGGAAAAGAAATGAAAGTTTTGATTGACAATGGTCATGGAGAAAACACGTCAGGTAAGCGTTCTCCTGACGGAAGATTAAGAGAATGGTCATACACTAGAGAGATTGCCGATCTAGTAGTAGCCGGATTACGCAAAAATGGAATTGATGCCGAGCGGATTGTGAAGGAAGATTCAGACGTTCCTTTGTCTGAACGATGTCGCCGAGCTAATGCGATTTACAAGGAGACAGGAAAGAAAGCTATCCTTGTGTCTATTCACTGCAATGCGGCCGGTAGTGGTGCGAGTTGGATGAATGCACGTGGATGGAGTGTATTTGTATCGAATAATGCGTCATTAAATAGCAAAAGGTTAGCCGAATCTCTGGCGCAAGTAGCAGAATGTATTCCTGTGCTGGTTCGTAAGCCGATGCCCCAACAGCCATATTGGGAGCAGAACCTAGCCATCTGCCGGGATACTAATTGCCCGGCTGTGCTAACGGAAAACTTCTTTCAGGATAATAAAGAGGACGTTGAATACCTTTTGTCTCGGGAGGGTAAAGATACGGTTGCCCGGATTCATATTGAAGGAATCTTGAAATACTTAGGCTTATGAAACGATTAATCTATGTATTTATCATATTACTGATGTCAGCAATATGGTTTTCATCCTGTCGGAGTTCACGGAATATGGAAACAGAAAAGCAGATCGACTACTCCGGTGAATTTAGTCGTATTCAAAGTATGATCGAGTCATTGCGTGCTGATGTCAGCAAACAAACAAAGATTACTACTGACAAGTTGAGCGATCTGAAGATTGAGAATACGACTGTATATCTTTCCTCTCCTGATTCAACAGGAAAGCAATATCCTATTAAAGAAAGTACTACTACAGCTTCCAAGCAAGAACAGGAACGCACAGAAATTAGTGAAGTATTATTGTTTACTATGCAGCAGGTCTCCGGTCGATTGGATACGATAAGTAACAAGGTGAATGCCTTAATGAATCAGAAAGAAAAAGTCGTCGAACTATCTTGGTGGGATCTGCATAAAGATAAAATCTATATAGGCATCATTATCTTAATCGTTGCGGGATGGCCTGTATATAGAATAAGAAGGAAATAACTACTTTTAAATTCATAATAAAAAAACTTTTGAATACCTCGGCTTGTGATAAGTCGGGGTATTTTATAAGGATAAAGTGTGCATGGGATCATTGGAGTAGTTATGTGTTTTATTATTACAAGTAAAGATATAAGTGTATATTACTAGATATATAAACTATTCTGTCTAATATAACCGGTTTAATTATTTGGTGTATTATTTGATAATTAAATTATAAATTGTACTTTTGCTTGAAAAATTAAACATATATGAGAAATAGAATAAAAGATGCAATAAAAGAAAAAGGAATAACCCAAAAAGAATTGGCTGAAATGATAGGTGTATCTGAAGTTGGGCTGAGTAAAGGAGTAAACGGGAATATAAGTGAAAGCTTGTTAAGCAAAATTTCACATGCTATTAATATTCCAGTTTCAGAGCTTAGAGTTGAAGAAGATGTATTAAAGGCTGAGTTTGGATCTGACAAAACACCCTTAAGACTTGGGAATTTGGAATTACCTTGCTATGTTCTTGAAAATGGAATGAGAGTATTTTCTGGTCGTGGTATTCAAAGTGCCATTGGTGCAAAGCAAACATCTGGATCTTGGATTAATAGATTCATAAATAGTAAAGCTATTCAAATGAACTTAGTGACCGGTACTTTAGAGAAGTTGAATAATCCTATACCCTTTAAAAGAAATAATGCAGGCGGTTCTCAATCAGTAACTTACGGTTATGAAGCAACCTTGCTAATAGATCTTTGTAATGCAATCATTGATGCAGGAAATGACCGGCATTTTGAGATAGAAGAGGAATACGTTAAGAATGCTACTATTATTATCCGTGCCGTTGCAAAGGTTGGTATTATTGCTCTTGTTGATGAAGCTACTGGATATGATAAAGAAAAAGGAAGAGCTAAAGATGAACTTCAACGTTTCCTAAAAACTTTTGTTTCACAAGAGGCTGCACGATGGGCCAAAACATTTGATGAGAGTTTTTTTGAAATGCTATATAAATTACATAATTGGAGTTGGTCAAAGACTCATAAGCACCCCGGAGTTGTAGGATATTGGATAAACGATGTTGTTTATGAACGTCTTGGTCCAATGGTGCTTACCGAATTGAAGAAAGTTAATCCTAAAAATGATAATGGAAATAGAAAAGGGAAATTACATCAATATCTCACAACTGAGATCGGTCATCCTAAACTGAAAGAACATCTAGCATCTGTTCAAACTTTGGCGAAGGCTTGTAATTATAATCTTCCGAAATTCATGCAGCTTTTAGAAACTGCATTACCAAAGCAGTACCAACAAATGTCCTTGCTATTTCCTGACGAGGATTAGGGACTGATTAAAGAACAATGAGTTTCGCCCCGTCTCTCTGATTCTGGGCTTTCTTTTGCTTATCTCATTTATAATTAGTACATTTGTGTACAGACGTGGATGTCTGTTGTACATCTCTCTACGGAAAAGTTGCTAGTTTTCGAGATCGAGAGAAGATAATACGTTATTAATTCCAATAATTAGCCTCGCCTAAGCGTAGTCGGGGCTTTCTTTTGAAATTTGATGCGATACCTCTCGAAATCATAGATTTAAAAACTTACCTTTGTGACATAACTAAACGATACAATTATGGATAATAGTACATTATATATAATAGGAAATGGATTTGATCTACAGCATAACTTAAAATCTTCTTATGATGAATACCATAGATATGTAAAAAATAACAGGTCAAATGTTGAAGATTTCCTAAATCAATATTTCACTCTTAAAGTAAAAAAGGATAAAAAGAGTGATAATTATTGGTGGTCAGATTTCGAGAATGATCTTGCAAGTTTTCATGCAAAGTCATTTTTTTATGACCATGATAACGTTTCTGAAGGATTTATGGATCAGGAACATCCACAGTGGAGCGATTTTTTTGGAGTAGAAGACGAGATTATTGAAGAGTCTGAGAAGGCGTATTTTGAAATAAGGCAGTCATTTTGGGATTGGATTAATGAAATATCTGAAACAGAGATAGAACGAAAAAATATGCATTTTGAAAAGGATGCCTTCTTTTTATCCTTTAACTATACATCTACAATTGAAAGAATTTATAATATTCCAAAGGTTTTTCATATACATGGATATATTGGCGATAATAATGAGGAAAGTATTGTTTTTGGACATGGAAAGAAAACTTCAGAAGGTGAAATACCTGAACTAGATGAAAATGGAGAAAGCAATAGGGCACCAGGTTCTGATGCAGAAGCTTTTTCTCATTCTCTTTTTTATCAATTTCAGAAACCAGTAAAAGATATTATAGACAGAAATCAAATTTTTTTTGATTCTCTAAAATATACAGAAAAAGTGGTTGTGTTAGGACATTCCCTTAATGATATTGATATGCCATATATTTCTAAAATTAGAGATTCTATTTCAGATAGCTTGAGTTGGATAATAGTCTGTTATACTGACGATGATAGGCAGCGTGCAAAAACTGTAATGGAAAATATAGGAGTTGCCAAAGATTCATATAGGCTGTTGTCTTGGAAAGATTATGAAGAAGATATGTTTTAACGAATTTAGAATCTGTAAAGTATAGTTTTATGAACCAAAATGTCGAATACGAGAAGTTTACACAAGAAATATATCAGGAGTTAAGCAATGCTCGTGGTATTACAACCAATGTTGAACACAATGTCAAGCTCATTGGTAAGTCAGGACAAAAACATCAAATAGATGTATACTGGGAATATAAAATAGCTGGTGTTCAGCACAAAGTAGCTATCGAATGCAAAAATTATAACCGTAAGCTCTCTGTTGATAAAGTAAATGCATTTCGCGGTGTATTGGCTGACCTTACTGATGTTAAAGGTATTATGATAACTCAAAAAGGCTACCAGGCAGGAGCAAAAAAAATAGCAGATTCTTGCGGAATTAATCTAAAAGAATTAAGAACTCCTAGTGAAGATGATGATTGCATAGTAGCAGAAGCAAGGCTCAGTTTAGGTATATCTCTTACCCAACGTGTTTTTTCACTTGATAATGATTGGGCAAAAGCAAATAGTATAAATTGGTTATCATATAGAAACTTCAGTCCCAGCTTTTCGCAACGAGGTAATGAATGGGGAGAAGATTATCTTCCTTTAGATACCGCTGGAGATGAGATTCTTGATGAAAAAGGTAATGTAATTACGACTTTTGATAAATTAGTAGATGAACGTCCTCAAAAAACAGTACATGTATTTGATTTTAAGAACGCCTATGTTATTACCCATAATTGGGGAAAAGTAAAAATAAAAACGGTCAAATATATTAATAGCAAGACACACAAACAAACATTAATAACTCTCGATGCAAGGGATATAACAAAAGCAATACTCAAAGATGCACTGAGTGGTGAAATAATGTTCTTTTTTAAGGGTATCTGAAAAGTTCGATAGAATAGAAATAATTTCTCATTTTATGTACATCGGTAGAAATAAGTAGTACCTTTGTCCCGGGAATCATTTATTTCTACCCGTGACGACGGGATTTGCCCTGGCTGAATGGTCGGGGCTTTTTAATTTTCAAGAATATTTACTCTCAATATAATATTAATTCAATTTTTTGTTTCAAATATCACAATAAGTAGTCAGATGGATAAATTAGATGATTATAAGACAGTTTTAGTAATAGGAAATGGATTTGATAAGAATATAGGCATGCCTACTTCTTATAAAGAGTTTATGGGAAGTGAAGAATTTAAAGATTTAATTACAAAAGATAATAGTGTCCTAGCCAAATATTTGGACTATAAAAAATCACACGATGGAACAAACTGGATAGATTTAGAAAAAGAATTAGGCAATTATGCTAAAATCCTAAATAATGGAGCTAAAATAATTGATGTAATCCCCCAAAAAATAAGAGGAGACATGAATTCTAGTGAAATCCGAAGTGCATTTAGACGGGACTTTGATTTTCTATGTTGGGCATTAAAAAACTATTTAAAAGAAGTTGAGAATATCGAATATCCTAATGAGAAAGTAGCTAACTCTGTTGCATACAAACTCATCAAAGATATAATAAGAGAAAGAAAGCCATATTATGTTGTTAATTTCAACTACACGAATTTTGTTAAAAAGACTATTATGTTCGAATCGTCTGGCTATTCTACAAAGAATGAAATTCTACAAATACATGGTTCATTGAAAAAAGATATTGTTTTTGGAGTACAAGATAATTTTGAGTTAGAACGGCAACATGTCTTTTTATATAAATCTCACAATAAATGTCAAAAAGTAAGAGGATTACCTCAAATTTTAGAGAATGCAGATAAAATTATATTTTTTGGTTATTCATTAGGAGAAACAGATCATTCCTATTTTGATGATTTTTTTAAAAATCAAACAAAAAAGGATTGCCGTAGTAAAAGTTTTGTTTTTCACCATTATGGACAAGATGCATATGATGACATTATTTGGCAATTGAAAGTGCTTACAAATAATCGAACATCTTATTTAAATCAATATAATGATATACGGTTTGAAGATAGCAGTAAGACACCAAAATAGAAACATTATAGCAGAGGAAAAGCGAACACAACTCTGCATAGGAATTATAAAATTTGTAGTTAATTTAAATAAATCTTCGACATGAATAGAATTATAATTATCGGTAACGGATTTGATATGGCACATAAGCTTAAAACTGGATATCGGGATTTTATAGATGACTATTGGAATAATGTAACAGAAAAGGTATTTGGGGGATATGACCAATGGCTGAAAGAAAACTGGGGAGGAATGGATTATTTTGGTAACTATAAGGACGAGTTTGTTGCCTTTGAGAAAAAATATGGTAAGACAGAAATTAATAAAAGCTCCTTTCCATGCAAAAAAGGCACCCTATTAGAGAAATTGTACACACTAATTGATGAGTATAATAATGACCCTAATACACCAGTAACAGTTCATTTAAAGTTTGAAAATCGTTTTTTTGAGCGTATATCTCATCAATGTTCTCTTGTAAATTGGGTAGATATAGAAAATGAATATTATGATGCATTGAAAAAACTTAGTTTAGAGGAAAATGCTCAAGAACGGAGTCAGAAAGTTAAGAAACTAAATATTGAATTTGAAGCAATAAAAAATCTACTCGAAAAGTATTTGTATGGGATATCAAAAAGCTCTGTCACTCAACATGCATCGATAATTGAATCAGTGAATAGTCTGATTGAATTAAATGATGTTGCATTAAAGAAACAGCAACAGTATTTAGATTCTATATTAAAAGATATAGATCAATCTGGCAATGAAATGGAAGTTTTTGGAAGAGTTATGGCAGAACCAGATCCTTTCTGTTCTACAGCTGAAACTTATAGGATGCATCTTAAAAATAAACTAGAGAGCGATCATTTTAAAAAGAAGTATTGCATTCCAACGCAGATAGTATTCTTAAATTTTAATTATACGAATACTGCCCAAAAATTATATCTTGATGAAGAGAATGATAATGAGATAATTAATATTCATGGGGAACTTTACAATAAGGCAAATCCTATGATTTTTGGATATGGGGATGAGTTAGATAATACATATAAGAAAATAGAAGAGTTACAGGATAATGATTTCTTGGAGAATATAAAATCCATAAACTATCATGAAACAAGAAATTACAGAAGATTATTGGAGTTTATAGAATCCGGGATATATCAAGTATTTATAATGGGACATTCTTGTGGCAACTCTGACAGAACTTTACTCAACACTTTATTTGAACATGATAATTGTGCTTCTATTAAGGTTTACTACTGGCAACAAGAAAATGGTTCGGATAATTATAGCGATTTAATAAGAAACATTTCGCGTAACTTTAATGATAAACCCAAGATGCGTGATATAGTTGTAAACCGAGAAAACTGTTCCCCTTTAGTTCCGACAGAAAAAGAGGTGGCCGAATAAGCTACCTCTTTTTTGTGGGGTATGAGGACATGACATATATCTGTGGTGAAGGTTCATATGATTTGCAGATTAATATATAGAAAGAAGTTGTGTGTTTTTATAGCTTTATTTGCATCTTAAAGTAATGAATATGGATGTAGTTCTCAGTATAAAGAAAGCCAATGTATATGATGAAGTCGCTAAACTTACCGGATATGTTGGCGCAAAAAACATTGAAGATACCGGAAAGGCTTATGATCGCGTATTTACAACTGATGACGATAGATTGATGCTGGAAAGGTTTTGGCGGGAGGCAGTCGGGGCAATAACTGATGAAGTCAAGAGGTTTATTATAACAGTAAGTAACCAGGTTAATTCTCAGTATGTGGATATAAGTGAGGTCTGGACTGCTACTTTGGAAATGCCAAGTAACTTTGATAGTAATTTGGTTGACTCAATCAATGACTCTCTTTTTTCATGTGTCGTTAATTCAATTGCTAGTAAATGGTTTGCAATAACTAATAAGGAGGAGGCGGATATGTATTCAGGGATGGCGATTAACTGTGGTAATGAAGCAAAAAGCAAGTTGTATTACCGGAAAAAGCCGAAGAGGATAGTCCCGTCTATTTGAAAAATATTCATTTTAAAAAAGAAATATATATGGCGAAGAAGGAGTTAGTTATTACTTTGGTTAAAACAGAGTTGGTTTATGAAGTGCAAAACAAAACACATTTAACTGGTGTCAGCCGTTTTGCTGGAGATAATTTTGAGCAGGTTGCAAACATGCAGATGGGAGATGACGAAGAACATAAGAATCAGATTCTTCGTTCATTGGGTGATGCCCATAGGGAATTGAAAACAAAGATGTCCAATTACATGGTTGGCAATACGGATAAAGCAAATGATATTCAAGAGGAGGAAGCGGGTGATTTCAAGTTGACATTAAAGATGCCGAGTAACTTTAATCAGGCTGTTTCGGATGCTATTGCGGCTGCTTGTCACAGATTTCTAGTAAATACTGCTATATGTGATTGGTTTATGATAACTAATCCGAGTGAGGCAAAGAACTATTCAGATTTGGCGGTTATTGCCTTGCAATCTATTAGAGAGTCTGTGAATAAAAGGACAATTCCTACAAGGGTAGTGCCAAGTGTATCTGAGTGATGGATCGGTATATAACTATAAAGTTGATTAGGTCTGAACTTATCTATGAAATTAATCTTTCGGCGTATGCGGTGGGTGAAACTATTCGTGGAGAGGATGATGATCGGAGTTTAGTGATGGATATTTGTGACGATGGCAAGGCTGATAAGACTACGCAGACTCTTAATAAAGCTTGGGGAGACTTGTTGAATGATATGACCGGATATACAAAGATTGAAACAGATGAGGACATGGATGTGGATAATACTTTTGTTTCTCCAGAAGAGTATACGGCTCGTTTGTGTGTTCCTGATAGCTTTTCGAAATTAAATGTGGAAGCTGTGAAGAATGCAATGCATGCTTATTTAGTGAATGAGGCTTTGGCTGGGTGGTTTGCCGTAACTAAAAAAGATGAAGTAGCGTATTATGAAAATAAAGCCTTGATGGAACTTGCAAAAGTAAAGAGGTTTTTGAATGTGAGGGTGAAACCTGTCAGGATAAAGATGTACCCCTTTTAGGATGAGGGAGATAAGGGTGGTTTAACGTTTGTTCGACCACCCTTGTTTTTTTATCTGAGTTTGTTTGTCTGTCTAGTTTCATAGACAACAGATGTTCCTGAAAGACTCTCTCCGGGAGATAGCTCCGTTATAATTGCAAATCGGAAGTATTTGTAGGGACTGCCATGAATGGAACGTATAGTATGATCAAGGCTGGAGGTTATTGGTATGTAGTTAATACAATCTCTGGAGCCATATAGAACTGATTTGATGTGTCCTTTTTCGAATACTCCTCTGTGAATAGACTGAGTGATTGTCTTTAGCAGGTCGGGGGAGTCGAGCTTTAGCGGACGAGTGATGATTATTCCTTTTACTCCTTTTGAATATTCGTTTCCTGTATTGGATACATTGACAAGGGTGTTACTTTTAGCCATGATGTAAGAGTCAGGATATGAATTGACGGAGTTTATGAAATTGGATGGGATCATGCTCCATGTTTTCGTCTGCAATGAAAATACATAGGCGTAGGAGTATTCTTTGTTGAATACGATGATGCGTTGGTTTGTGTAGTCGTAAGACATGTTGCATCCTTTTATGTACTCCATGAGACTTGTATGTTTGAAGTGATCAGTAGTCAGTCCTGCCATTTGTGCAAGCTGCTTGTATCCTTTTAGTGTGGAAATGTCGAATGATTTTTTATTTAGAATTTCGGATATGCAAACACTCTCGGAACCTTGTATGAGCATGATGCCTCGTTCGGATGTAAATAGGACGGCTGTGTCTATCTGAGTTATTGATTCGGGATTATTGCATACGTCACGTGTTGCCGGTTGTTTCGCTGTGTATTTTCCTTCGCTGGATACTTCGAGCGCCCATACTCCTTCGTCAGTGAATGCATATAGTGGGAATTGTCCGAATTGGCCCTGAGAGAGAGCTTTGGTGGCGGAGCGGATTCCTAGTATTTCACCGGAGCCGATTGTATTTACTCCGGTTGGAGGAAATGTAAATGGATTGTTTACTTCGGAAGTGTGTATCTCGTTGTAATGAGGTATTCCACGGCTGATATTTGATAGAATGCTGGTGTCAAAATTCGAAACGAAACTATTAATAGAATCTGTATATGCGCCATTCAAGGATTTGTGCTCAGTAAGTTTAGTGCTGGAATAAGTTTTTATACCATTATTATCCTCCCTTTCAATAATAATCTTAAATGCTTTTGGATCAGGATAGAAAAAGAAGGAGGAAAGGATATTCATTTCTATATTACTAATAATATCGACCATGATATCTTGTTTTTCAGATTCGATAAAAACGTATCCTTTGTGTCTGTATACTTTTTTGATAGCTTTTTTGGATGTATTATCGTATTCTCCATTTATATATTGAAAACATGATTCTAATGGAATACTCGTTGGAATCATGGTTATGTTGGCTAGGTTTAGTCTTGAATTATATGTAAAAGCATGTTTAGCTACACGTGTGCCACTTTGCTGGCTATCTCCTTCCATAAATTCTCTATTTTTTAATCCATTAAGCGCACCATTTTCTATGGGAAGTATATTTTCTCCTTTTGCTATTTTATTTATATCAATGGAACATATATGATAAAAAGGTAGTGCACTCTCATTGTCTAGAAAAGTGCTGATTTTCATGGAGATAAAGGATTGCTGAGATATGCTTTCTCCCCACGCTTCAGACATGTTATATTCACGGTATATTGGTTTTCCAGAGTCGTCTTTTTCTCCAATGCATGTATGTGACTTGACATCTGCTCTTTCATTACTTGAGGTGTCTGCATAGAGGTATGGTAAAATATTGTGGCAGCTATTTTCTTGGTCTACTCCTGCCAGGGAAGGGGTTATGAATATATCTATACTTTTTACAATATCCATCCAATTGGGTAACGATTCTTTTAGTATGTCGTAGTTTGTAATTTCATAATATAGAGAGGATGAAATGGAAGTTATCTGCATATTTATTCCGGTTACAGCTCCATTGTTAGTATTAAACCCTGCTACTCTTGCTAAAAAATGAGCATTTTCACTTGGTCCCATTTTGACTGGAGCAGAAAACATATATAAACTTCCATCGTATAGCCTGTATGCATATCTTATCATAAATGGTTGTTGAAAACCATTTGTGTTTTTAATGTTTGCTGATTCAGGATTGATATATGCGAAAATTACGTCTCTAGTGGCTTTGGCTGCTTCTTCTTCTAGAATTGGGTGTGATATACCGCTGAATACTCCTCCTGCAGGAAAACTAGATGTCATTATCTCCGAGCTTTTAATTGTGCTTCTAAGCCTGAAGGAAATGGATGGAAATTCGGCTTTGTCTCCCATGATTACATAACTTCCTGATTTGTAAAGTGCATATATTAATCCTTGGTCGGTAAGAATAACCAGTGTATTTCCGATGGAGTTTATTTGATATAGTTCTTTATTCGTTATTGAGATGATGTCTTTTTGTGTTGACGGATTCTCGGTGAAATAGCGAATTTTACCGTTGTTTATCCCTTCATTTGTGTCGCATACTATATAATTGCAATAGTCTGATGTCTTATGAATGTACAATACTTTTTGATTATTGCCTAAAACAAAGAGAATCTCGGGTGGAATGACAGGTACTAAATTCCCATTTTCATTGACTAAATTTATCATTGATGCAATATCACCATCCGGGCAATCGTAATCGGAAGGGATAGTAGTAATTCCTGTGTATTTAATCTCTTTCTGCTGCATAGTTCTTTCTGGTTATGATTGGTAATACTCTGTGACCCTCTTTTTCATACGGATCTCCTACACGGTATGCTGCGTATTCTGCTCTTCCGTCCATTTCTATTATTTTTCTGCAAAGGGAAGTCCATCTGATGCGTAGATAATTGGGGAATTTAGAAGCTTTTCTTGCTATTCCTGATACATTCTTTTCTTTTACGTTTCGCATGTGAATGTACATATACACTTCTTCATCATCGGTGGCTAATTGTATGGAGTCTCCTTCCTGTATGTTTAATAGAGATACCACCTTTGATGTAAGGTGGATATCTCCATTGGGCATAAATTTAATGTCCGGCTTAATGTTACTTACTATCTGATTCATATTGGAGTATATATTCTGTTGATTCATTTAGGGTTCTTTTTGTAAGTCTGAATTTTTGGTCTTGATCGTGCGGAAGTTCGAGATCGAAGAAAATAGCTTGGTTAGTAGGACACATGTTTTCGAATACATGGAAGCCTGTTTTCTGATTCTTTGTAACCAATCCGACTTGTGTACGTATTGCAAAGTCATATTTTACACGTTTAAGAGCGTAAACAGTTTCTGAGTTATACTCTGTTCTGTAGACGAAGATAAATGGGACACCTCCTTTTTGAATGCCTAATTCTTTAACAGCTCCATCTGACATAGAGACAAAGTTTGTATCACAATGTAGGATAACAAATAGCCCTTTACGTGATTGATTTGCACGAATGACGCTAAGTAAATTATTGAGTTTCATATTGCAAATGTATTTTTTTTAATAGTGAAGATTGTTCTATGTATTAATCATCTAATTCTTCTCTGATTTTATCGAATCTGTTTTCTGCTCGTATCAAAGTTTCTTTAGTCTTAAAACTGATAATACCAGTTACCTTCATTGTATAATTCGTCTTTTCTATTTTATCACAAAACTTCTTCGCTTCTTTCATGGAAGGGTAGGGGGTTCCTGATATATAATCTTGCTGACCATCAAATAGAAGTACTGCGTAATAGGTGTTTCTCTTTTTGAAAAACCTAATGAGAAATGTTTTTATTTTATCCATTTATTATGAAAATATTTGTTTTTTATTATTATTTACTCCAGAACATATCTCCCGAAATAGATCGGGCCGTATCATCACCAGTTAGTCGAATATACCGAAAGAAGTTCTGTTCGGTCCGGTGCCCGGTGAGTTTCATTATCTCGAACGTCTTCATCCGCCCTGTTAAATACATATTTGTTGCTGCACTCCTCCTTGCAGTATGACTACTTATCAGCTCCCACTTTTCACGGGTAACGGTCTTCATTTCGCCGCCCTTGGTGAACGAATAGGTAACAAGATCATTCAATCCAATTTCTTTCATTATCACCTTCAGATACTTATTGAAGTACTGAATGCAAAGACCGCATGGAACCTGACCGGCATACTTTGAGAAAATTTCCCGCACATAATCATGAGCTGGAACCTTTACGTCAACGTTAGTCTTTTTTGTCCGGATGACAATGTAGTTATCAATTAGGTTCTGACTTGTCAGTCTCGAATAGTCAGAGTACCGCAAGGCAGTAAGACAACCTAGTACGAACATGTCCCTAATCCTCTCCTTTGCTCTCCGTTTATCCTGCTTCTCAAACTTGTAGTAGTATATTCTTGTGATCTCATTCATCGAAAGGAACACGGCGTTTGTTGGTTCAGTCCTCAAATCAATCTCGTCGTAGGTATTATCTACTGCATAGTTGTACTGAGATGCTCTACGCACAAGTGATTGAATTTTCAGAACGTATCCGACAATGGTATTATATCGAAGTCCTTGGTCTTCCAGGTAGATGATGAAGTCATCTAAAAATTCAGCCGTCACCGAATTGGTGAATATGTCACAATCAAACTCTGAGGAGAAGTTATCAATGTGTTTTATGATCGCATCGTAAACGGCTGCATAGTGTTCAGACTTGCGTCTGCTTCTCTTTTCAAGCACATCCCGGATGAAGTCAGTGAATAATATACCTTCTAAAGGCTTCTCCTGCCGGAAGTGATTAATGTAGTCCTTGCGCACTTGGGTGGTCCGGACCGGTTGTGATAATTGTAATGCTTTGGCTGTATCATTTTAAAGGTTTATCACTGTTTTACAAAATCGGATTTTCCGATTTTACTTTAGATTTAACTATCCCATATTATGAAATGTAGGCTGGCCAGCTCTAATATATGCACTTCATTATTTTATTAAAACATTCATCTTTTAAAATAATTTCCTACCTTTGTATCCTAACAAAATGCTATGAACAAAGAAGTATATAGAAGGTCTTATGAATTAATTAGTGAATATTCTCGTTTCACGGATTCAATTAGAAAGAGAAGTAAATCTCAAATTACGATAAAAGAACTATTTGATTTAAAGTCCGTTCTTTCAAACGTGCATAATATATTGACCTCAATAGCAACATTAGCTACAGCTAATAAAATATCAGAAATATTGTCTTTTAATGAGGAGCAAAAACTTAATTTAATTTCCTCAGTGGAAGAAACGAAAGCAAATACAAATGGATTTGACATTAAAATAGATGATCCTAATAAAATTCTTGTTGAGGTCAAATGCAACATGCTACTTCATGATAAAAAGTTAGGGCAACAACAGATTAATAGTATTTTAAATGATGCCATAAAACTGCGAAATGAACCACCAAAAAGAAGAAAAATTGATTTTAAAACAGATGATTACATTAAAGTCATAGTCCTTGTTGATTCTTATCATGATAAATTAGATGCTGTCATAAAGCAGATTACTAAAGAGGTAAAATGCAAAGAAAACACACGAGAAACGCGAAAGGAACGTATGGAAATAAAACCATACATAAAACCACTTTCATCTTTAGCAAAGATTAAGAATATGCAAGATACGGCATATATATACCTGACAACTATCTCAACTGAAGATATGGAGAATGAATTACAAAGATTAATTTCAAACACATAATACCCTTCTTTATCTTGGTTATTCATTAAAAGATAACTTCTCCAGTTTCTCAATCTGTTTGCGAAGAGAAGCGATTTTCTTTTTTCTCATACCCTCTGCTTTGTTTAGTGCTTCTGATTTATCCAGAAATACATCTTTACCGATATAAAAAAATGTCCAAGACCCATCTCTTACATAATCTGGACTATTTGCGAAATTTGACTTTATAATTTCGAGTTCCATTTCTTTTATGCCTGATGTTAAGGCATATTTTGTTATAAATACCTTTGCCATATTTCCTTCTTTCCTTTTTGGGTTATACTCTATTTATTTCGTCATTGATTCGGAACATACTGTCACTTATAAAGTCGTATATCTTGTACATAAGTTCCGGTTCTTGCTCCTTTGGGGAATAAACCATAACTCTTTTGCCTGCTCCCTTCATCCATCCAGCTTCTGTATTAGCAGATCGACCACAAGGAAGAACCATAACGCAAACATCTGCCCATTGCATAGCGTTAAAATCCAAATCAAAACCTTTTTGTGCAATCGGATGATTGAGAGCTTCCTGATATTGTTGAGTACTCCAATTCTTCCAGTTTGGATCAATGCTCGACCACGAAAAACCATAACTCATGTCACCATTTGGATGTGTAAAGTCATATACTTCGTGACCTTCATTTCTGAGAAACGACACAACATCCTGTTGATATGAGTTTCTCCAACTACTTGCTACATAAATTCTTGCCATTTTACAATATAATTATTTGATTTTAAATTGATTAAATTTACTATAATTCGCAGCTGATTCGCCGAAAGTTCCAAAATAGACGGTTTTAAAAGGGCAAAACCCTTAAAGGCGAAAATTTAAAATTTGAATTATGAAAAAGAATGTAAAACTTCGCCTTCAGCTGTATTTAACTAAGTTTCCAACGGATATTGATTTTTATCTTAATCTTTATTCATTAGTGGAAGAACTATTGTTTATGATTGAACGGCTTTTATAGCCGTTCTTCATTCCTGTCTATTTTTTTTTACGTCATTTGGTAATTTTCTCCAATTCCTTAATAAGCGGAAGAACATGCTTTTTCACTTGCTTTAGCTCTGCCGCATTTCCATCATCGGGAGTCCCTTCCAGTAATGCCCGGTAGGTTTCGTACATTTCTCTAAGCCAAATAACCTGCTCCTTAGAGACTGATATTGATTTTTCGCTCATTATTACTTTGTTATGGGTTAATCCTTTCAAGCCAATCACTAACGCATTTTTCCGCTTCTGCATAGCTGGTAAACGTTCTTTTTTCAACAGTTACACAGTACCGCATTAATTCACCGCGAATAATTCCTGCATCATCCTTCCAAACATTTATAGCTCCATTATCTCCGGCAGAAGTACACGCATATCCCAGTTCGATGGTTGATTCAATGTCACTTGTATTATTGATACTATACGCATCAACCTTACGTCTTTTTACTCCCGGAAGCCCATCTAACTGACAGATAGGCTTCTCTTTCTTTATGATTATATTTTTGTTCATTACTATTCTGGTTTTGAATTAATCGACTCTTACAATTTTGCCACTCTCTAAAATCACATATAACTTGCAGTTGTAATCAATAGAGCTTGCCCATTGATGCGCATATCTTACATATTGATGTAGCTTATATCTGCTTGGGTCGGAAAGCATCTTTTTTCTAATCCTTTTTTTCATTTCTATCTTGTTTTACGTCATTAATAACTCGGATTAAGAACATATACATCGCATTCGTGGCACAAGTTGCATTCCTTTGTTTTATCTTTAAGACACATACTTTTAGTCTTTTCCGGATAATGCCAATCAATAGAACTACAAACAATTAACTTAATATGGTCTAATTCTAAACTATTCGGACAATGTTTATTGAGAAAGTCTAAATCTTCTTTGATTAGTTTCTCATACGCCTCTTTACTTATCTTTATGCTCATATCTTTATTGTTATTCATTAAATGTAAATAGATCGATAGTTTCTCTATCTATATCAGGGAGTGCCCTGAATTGGCACTCAGTAGCAAGCACCACTCTTCCATCGCAAAGACGAATTAACGTACGAAATGGCGACTCTTTGTCATCCCGAATTATCACACCGGAAATAGTGTTGTCAGCTTTGTAATGAAAGCAAACTTCAACTTTTCGTCCGATACCACCCATTGGGCTTTCCTCTGCCGAATATTGCTTAGGAAAGCTTTTTATATCTATATTTCTTTCAACTCCCATAATATTCCTTTCTTTTTTAGTTTTACGCAAATTGTTCTTTTATTTTTGACATTATGTAATCAAAATGTTCTCTAAACTCTTTTG